TATGTAGAGTTTTCTGGTGTGGGCTTTTCAGTCCCTTGAACGATAGAATCTTTCATGTTTAGGCTTTAGGAAGTAAAGTATTGAAGATTTGTATACACACTATACCATTTTAAAGGGAGTCCGGTCAACGCTTATGACTGGACAGATCTAGGTATTTAGTCATACCTAATCGCTTGGCTTGTCTTACTAGTGTCCCTAGTGCATAGGTTTGTACGTCTTCATAAGGGAATCGTCTGTGTCCTCCTGCTGTTCGGATACTAGGTAGCTTGCCTGTCCTCTCTAGGTTTCGGACAGCTTGAGGTGATATTGTTAAGAGATTTGCAACTTGCTTAACAGTCAAGTTTAATTCGTAGGTCATAGTGAAATTACGTTAGCGAGTATTAATATAGCGAACAGTGTGAACATGGACACTAGGAATCCAGTCCGGCTTATACGGATCGACATAACACCGAACGAAATCGCCGCCCCTAGTACAATGGATAATAAGATTGACATAGTTTATTTGTTAATTGATACTTGTTTTAGTTCCGGCATTGTTAATACTTCCATTGGTTGCCAGCCATCTTGTAAAGCTAGATCAATAGCTTGTGAAGGCGAGCTTGCTTCAATGGTTTGATGTGTGCCGTTGGGGTGGACTAGTAAATAGGTTTTCATATAGGGGTTTAGTTAATAATTAAGATAGTGCTTCCAGCATTGAATTAAGGCCGTCAAGGTATGGCCCAAAGCCTAGGCCATAAGGATAGTGTTTGTACCAAAAATCTTTATCCTCATTGGATTTACCCCTTAAGGCTTCCAGCTTCTCTTTAAAGATAAAGTTTCGCTTAGCTATTATACTGGCTTCAGCGTGTAGCATAACCATATTATGCTTTTTACATTTCTTTTCTACCTTTGCTAGGTCTAGGTAAGGGATCAACTTTGCTTTCTCCTCCTCTGTTGTGGCATTATGCTTTTTACACATGGTAGCGTGTTGCCTTTTCATTTCTTTATTCTCCTCAACGTGTCTAACTCTGGTCGTGAAACTCATGTCCTCTGCGATAAAGAGATCGTATAGACTTTCAACTATATCAATCTCCTCTGCTATAAGAGCATGTAAGATTTTCTTGTTTTTCATGGTGTTTGATTAGTTAATAAATTTCAATATATTGAGGTTCAAGATCTCCTCTCAATACCTCACGAATGTTTTGTATATTGTCCGGTGTATAGTCCGGCATAAAATACACTAGCCTATACCCTGCAATGTAACAGAATGTGGCCGTCATTCCTATTACTAGTAGGATTGCTACTAGGAATTCGAATAGGAATGTTTTAATGCCTTCGATTAGATCACGCCTTTGGCGTAGTGTATAGCGTTTGTGGTTCATGGTTTTGTTTGGTTTAAATAATAGTGATTTCAAATGCTCGGACAAGGCCCTCCACTTCGTAACCTCCAGAAGTTTTAGTAATAACTTCTCGACTACAGAAGCAGTGATTGTCGATATAATCCTTTACAGCCTTTTTAGGGGGCATAAATGTTACTTCGTACCATTGCCATTGTCCATATTCGCTAACGTGTTCTACCATTGTAGCTTGTACTTGTTTTTTCATTTTGTAATTGGTTTAAATAATTAAGATAGTGCTACAGCCTCGATTGCTTCCCAGTCCAAGGCTTGTATATAAAAGTTGTAGGCATTGTCATAAAGCATGTCCTCAAGCTCAGATTTGAGTTCCTGCTCGCCTGTCCTCTCTAATATGGCCCACAGAATTGCGCTGTAAGCCCTTGAATCTGAAAAGTCGATATCAGCTATGCACTCAGGCTCTAAGCTGATATAACCGGAGCAAGACTTTTGCATTACCTCATTAAAGTACTTTTCTAGGTGAGGTTTTAACTCAGGCATTCTACTCTGCAATGTATCTAGATCAACTTCAAATGTAATATCGCACGAATCGCACTCAAAGTTATATGCCCTAGGAGTATAAAACGATCCACCTTTAACTATAAGGCCAAAAGGTTTTAGTATAGGGGCAACGCTTTCAAGTAGGAATTCTTCAATGGCATTTGAAACGTCTATACGGTATAGATTGAAACTAAAAGAAAAGTCATATACATCAGCAAGCTTTTCTTGTTGCTCCTCTGTAAGTTCCGGCATTCCTTTTTCTATACGCTGTTCGTTATAATGCTCGCACTCGGATTGAAAGTCCGGCTCTCCGGATATTTCAGGGTAAGTTTGGAATCCTTCAGAAAAGGATATTGTGTGTTTGGTCATAATGATTTGGTTTAATTGATAATAGTTGATTGAATTGCTTTGCAATTACAATCTGCACTTGAGATAAGATCTCAAGCTAGTTAATTAATTCACACTCACGCTAGGAAAGCTGACCGGAATCGTATGCGATAACTTCCATACAGGTAAGACACTCAATACAAACTCCACCATCTTTATAACAAGATACGGTTAATGTATGACCTTTATGATCTTTACACTCGGTAGAATCTTTTATAATCATTTCCATTTTAATAGGGGTTAGTTAGTTAATTAGTTCACACTCACGCAAGACGCTAAGACCCACACGATAACATCTAAAACGATGATCACGCCGGCAAATTTTAACACCGTTTCGAAATTGTTAATTAAGTTTTGCATAGCTTTGGATTTATGTAATAAATTTAAAGTCGAGCGAAGCGAAGGGTAGTTTGGGATTTAAATAGTAAAGTTTTCCAAGCGCTCATTTAAGGCCCTCCTAGTAACATAGCTTTTTTCTGGGTAGTATAATGCTTTTGCCTCTGCAATCTTATTGTCAAGTTCTTTTAACTCAGCAAGATACAGTTCAAAATTACCACTATCAGCATTTAACTTTTCAATGCTTTCTTTTGTATACTTTATAAGGTTTTCGCATTGCTCTTTTAAATCAACGTAGCAATCGTTAACTGTTTTGTACCTGCTCCAGCCTGCTGGTTCATGGATATAGAATGAGATCATATTATCATAATCTATACCATTACCCCATGCACAAAACTTTATATTGCTATAATCCTTATGCCAACTGATAGTATACTCAGGCAAGGCTTTCTCTGTAGCTGTAGCAAGTCTTTTGTTTAATGCTTTGCCTTCCCATGTAGTAACAATTTCTAGAATTTGCTTTGCAACTAGCAAGCGTTTTTCCTGCTTTGCAATCTCTTCTGGATAGTTTGGATTTTCCATTGTAATTGTTTAGTAAATAGTTTTTCACGCTGGTTTGCGGGTCGACTAGCCCGCTTTCTTTTAGTTAGTTGATAAATGCCATTTCATGGTATGTAAATAATCGCAAACATCAGAATCGCTAATGTTAGCACTATAACCATGCTTGCTTTGTAAAATCATAAACGCTTTTAAGATACAGCTTTCTCGCTTGTCCCTATATCCCATGGGATTGCGATCTAATACTTTTTTCACTTCACTTGTCGTGAAGTAGCTGTTTGGATTGATTGTTTTCATGTTAGTTAGTTGTTAAGTTATAAACACTCTGAGAGGCTTATAAAAGCCCCTCTAGGCTGATTATAACGCTAGGGCCAATGCATAGCCCCAAGTATTACTAGGCAAGGCCATAAACTCAAGCGTATATCCTAGAGCATTTATTTTGTCCTCTAGATCATTCTGTAATTCTTCAATATCAAATTGCTTATCCCCTAGATCATGCCTAGTGTTATCGTTTAAGGTCATGCCTAGGCTATTACACTCTAACAATTTATATGTATCTGAATTACTATACTCAAAACTAATATTATCTAGCCGTTGCCATTCTTTATCTAGTACTTGCCATTGCTTGAATAGTTTACTTGCTTGTTTTTCTTGCATTGTTTTCATGTTAGTTTGGTTAAGTTATAAACATGTCTGAGCCTTTAAATAAAAGGCTCTGAGCTGGCTATAAGTTAGCTAGGGAAATCTCCAATAGATTGTAAGCAATTCCCATCTTTAAAATCTCCTGTTGGTTCGTTGTTCTCGTATAGCTCGAATTCTTCATATAGCCTGATACAGTCAAAGCCTTCATTCTTATACTCTTTAAAAATCTTCCTTGCCTTGTTTAAATCAGTAGTAAAGTCGTCCGTTTCATTTGCGAATATATGATAGTGTTTTCTCCAATCTTGTTTTTCTTGCATTTTTTTCATTTTGTAATTGGTTTAATTAATAGGTTTATAAATAGATCTCAATCGCAATCGTTGCAAAACATTTCTTCACCGTTTGAAAGTGTTGCTACCATTCCAAAGGTATTTTTTGCATATTCTACCCGTTGAATTCCTTTCACTGTTAGCTTTCTATCATGTAATGCATGATTTAATAGCTCAAACATTCTAAAACTAGGAACTGTAATACTTTCTTCAGTAGTACTATTGGTGAAAGTATACCCCTTGGCCTTGTTTTCTTGTGTTGTTTTCATTTTGTAATTGTTAATGAATTAATAGGTTTATAAATAGATTTGTACTAAACACGCAACTTGTAAACTAAGAATGAATAGTGCGCATAAGAAAATGAATGCGTCTTTGTGTGATAGTGTTGTTTTCATTTTGTAATTGGTTAAATAATAATTATTTTATACGCTTTCCCCGTTAGTCCTGCTAGCATACCACTCTCTAAACTCTTGGCCGCTTGCCTTGCAATCCTTTAACAGTTCCTTTTCAGTGCAATCCACTAGATCATCACTAGCCCAGCCCTCAAAGCTTACTAAATATTGCATGTATAATTGTTTGCTAGTCATTTTGTAATTGGTTAAATAATAAATGAAAGCATCACCATTCTATCTGATAATTATAATCCCGTCAATAGTATTTTTTACATTACTTGTAATATTAGCTATGTATAATGTAATAGAATGACTTTAATAAGCCATAAACCTAGCAATTAAATAAACTTGACTTGATTAACTTTGTGTTGCTTAATGTTATTACTTATATGTTATAGATGATTTAAATTTTAAGTAGCGTTTTAACGTGTTAAAACAGTGATACAACGAATTGCCTGCAATAGTGAGAATTCAAGGGGGTATAAGGGGGGATCAATTGCCGTCGAGCGTGCCATTTGAAAACTTTTCAAGGGTATTTTATACGATTGAACCATAAACTTGACAAGAATGCACAGAATATAGTGTGATATACATATTTAGCCTGTTTACTTTGCACAAGACACATTGTGCAAACTAAAACTACATACCCCTTTCCCTTAAATTTTGGCATACCCCTGCGGTTTAAAAGCAAACGGAGGGTGAAGTCGATCATTTAATTATAATAGGCGGCCTACCCTACCCCTACCCTACCCCTCCCAGTATGTTCGAATCTGAGGGCAAGCGGGTACGGGGTGGCCTGTAGTGTTATGGACATCTCTCTGTGAGTGTCAGGTAAAAACATTTACCGAGATCAAGGGGTAGGGGGGTATTGCCGAATTCCCGGTAAAGGCTTTAAGTACTTAGGTGTAAAAAAATATATAAAAAATTTGAAAAGGCAGGGGTAATATGGTATACTATAAGTATAGGGAAGATAACAAAACCCAGTATGAGAACTACCTTTACATGTGACCTATGTCACGAAGAGAAGTATGACAAGCAGGTACACATGGACATAGACATCCTCTACGGGGATGCGTTCACAGACAATGACTATAAGGGTAGGTATCTTATATGCCCGGCTTGTACGGAAGGTATGAAGGCATCGTGGTGTGGTATGTTTGACAATAAGTGAAACTTTCCTCTTAGGTGTTACGAACGGTAACAGGTGTTGCTCTAAGAGGTTGTGGAAGTGAGTTGGCACAGAAGCGTAAAGCAGTACTAGCTTTATATGTACACCCAACCCAGGGGGAGTGACAAAACCTGTTAGCAACCATACAGGCTCCCCCTGTGATAATAATTGACAATTAGCTGGTGCTTGTATAGAGAGGCTACAAGCTAAGTGAGGAGCTGTGTAAGCACACTGCGGTGGAAAGGGGGAACTAACAGCCAGCTATATTGTATACATCAAAAGAATGATTGTATACTGATTGTATACTAACTAAACCAAATGAAACAAACAAAGGAAGACAAGAAACTTAACAATTAGTATGTATCGTCTTCAATCTTAGGATTGATGAAGGAATTCTATTGCTTTCAACCAATTAGCTGGTGGTGGAATAGGTAGACGCAAAGTTTCCTAGGAACAACAAGAGGCTACTGTCCTAGGACGACCTCATGTAGGGTGACTATACGAGTATGGGTGGGGGTGTCTCCCCGCCGACCCTCGTCAAATCCCTACCCAGCTAAGGTTGAAGGCGATGTGTACTATCGGGGCGTAGTGTTAATGTTAGCATCTGGTATATGTATCAGAGGAGGGGGTTCGATTCCTCCCGCCCCGACCATTAAATAAAACAACAATGACAAAAGAAGATTACACGTATTTGTTTGCTCTTATTGCCCTGTACCTGCTTGGAGTTATATCTGGGATGACTATTAACTTTTAAACAACTATGACAAAAGAAGAAGCAAAGAAAATAATAGAGATAATGAAGACAGCAGACGGAGGATGTGAGTATTGTGTGTATGATTTAGTCAGTGAGTTTGTAAATGAATTTGAAGATTTTAGAAGCCTACCAGAAGCTAAAGACATACTTGATAACCAAACCAAATGAAACAAACAAAGGAAGAAAAAATAGAGGAGCTGGTTGTTGCATTGAAGATAACAGGGATGCACCCATCTTCGATTGAAATAATGAGAGATGGGATTACCTTAGCTCTACAAGAAGCAATCCAAGCAGAACGAAAGAGAATCCTTGAGGGTTTGGAGGAGATGTATCCTGTTTCAGTGTGTAGTAGACATAAAGGGGTAGTGGAAGTTTGCCCTATCTGTTATCCTTTATGGATAGCCAATCAATGTCTAGACCAAGTAAAAGAACTAATTAACAAACAACAATGAGCAGTTACGTAAAAAAACTAGTACATCCAGTAACAGGTAAGGAACAAGTAGCACTATGTATAGATGACTACTACTCTCCACATGAATACGGATATGGGTTCAGAAAGGATGGAGGGGATGCACACTGGGATGATACCAAGTTTGAAGATTGTGAGTTCTTTAAAGTAGAAGCCTTAACCAAACAACAATGAACCTAGAAGACTTAATGAAGACAATGGGGATAGACCCTGAAGAAGGACTAACAGAGAAGCAGAAGATAGGGAAGAGGTTAATGGATCTAGCTGATAAGCATCCAGGAAGGGATAAGAGCTGGGGAGGTGGAGGAGGATACCATGAGAACCAATAATGAAATCAATAGACTTAACACCGGGGCCAAATAAGGAAGAAAAACAGAGGATGAAAGATGAAGAAGAGTATGCTAAGTATTGGGATGTAGAAGAGGATAACTTAACATTTGAAGAGTGGTTACTAGTAAAGCCAAAACATATGAGATAAGCGTGTCAAGTTAAAAGACTTGACGAGTATGAGTTGTGGCGCTATAATTAATATAGAGGGGTAGGAAGAACACAGGTTCTTTTATCCGGTGGACCATGAACTATACAATCAGTACTTTTCTCCCATAACAGGGAGCAAGTAGGAGTGGCGGTAGGCGCTTTATATTCCCTACTACAGAAGTGCTTCTGGGTTTATCGCTCAGTCCCTGTGAATGGGGTGGGTAAGAGAAGCAGCATGAAAAATAGGACGAATGGCGAAAGCGACCGCTCCTACTAGGCCCGGCAGAATAAGATTCTGGGGTAGTCCAAAGGAGCGTGGTTAATATGTGCCTAATGATCGGATGGGTTAGCTAAGCCACTAGGGGAAGCGTAGAACCCCCGAAGGAAAAATAAGATACCGTATAATATTATATTGTACTGAGACTCAGTGGTAGTCATAAGAAAGTGATAGTTTGGTAAACGTGGACTATCAAGATACACACTGTTTAAAATAATCACGACAGGTTGGCTTTTCCCACTTTTTTTTAAAAAAGGTGAATTTACAGGGGGGGGGAAAGGCTAATACTCTAATATTCTCTAGTGACCTGAGTTAATCGTATACGATTGGTTAAGGTCAACAGAGAAGGCCCGTTCGCATCTTCCAGATGCTCAGGGCGGATTCAGCGAGGCAAAGATAAAACAAGAAAGAAAAATAAATATATATTCTCATAATTGACTAACCCTGCTGAGCGTAGCGAAGCAAGGGTGTTGCTATCGATAAGGTACAAGTGTTACCGCCGTATAGCTTAGAGCGGAGCGAAAAGCGTTCCACGAGCGTGAGCGAGGGGAATAGGCGGAACAAGGAATAGGTATACAGTGTTAAGGACAACTGTGCCTATATAAATAAAACAAAAACAAATATGTCAAGTGGAGGAGAGTATTGCCCTAGTATGAGCCATTATGTGTTGTATCCTAGGGATATAAGTCCAGAGAGAGAGAAGGAGATGTGGATAGAGGAGTTAACGTATGACATGCATTGTACCCCGGAGATGGCGGAGGAGCAGTGGCAGTTATTGGGGATATTTTTAGATGAGCGTAGGAGGGAAGAGGTTGCAGGATACATAGCAGATTATTATAAAAGTTACCCTAATGGATAGAGAGGAGCAGACTTTAACGGAGGATGAGATACAGGCTAGGTTTGGTAATAGGAAAGGAGGAACCAGGCCACGTGGGAAGGTATGTGTTAAATCCTTGTTGAATCCGAACATAGATGATGATGAATATTTCGCATACTTGGATGCGTTAAGAAGATGAACCCTAAGAGGAAGAAGACGTACAGGGCTAACAATCCATATTGTTTAGTGCCGAGGAGATGGGAGTTTGTTAAGGAGTACATTAAGAATGGGTTTAATGGAGTGAAAGCTATAGAGGCTACGATAGACCAGCATAATCTTGTACGCAACACTGATGAGAAGAAGAGGAGGGTATCGTCAGCGGTAATGGCTTGTAGATACATGAATGACCCCATAGTTTTATACGCTGTAAAGCATCAATTATATATTATGAATAAGGATATTACGGAAGATTATTTAACCACGTCGTTGTTAGATCTGGAAGGAGATGCTAAGGCAGATGGTGATAAGAAGGTATTGATAGACGTGTACAAGGTAATGATGAAGTTGAAAGGGTTAGGTAGTGAGAAGGTGGTTAATGAAAACATAGAGAAGAGTCAGTTTTCTTTAATGAGTCCGGAAGAGTTAAAGTTAAAGTTAGTTGAAGCGGTTAGGATATTAGAGAGTAGTGGACAGTTAGACGTAGATGAATTTATCGGGTTATTAAAGGATAAGCCTGGAGAGTTGAACAATGGTGCCACTGTAGAAATAGTAGCAGAAGAAGTCGAAGAAAGTCAAGAAGAAGAATCCAATCAAGAAGAAAATGAATGAGTGAAGTTACGTTCTTAGAGGACATAGAGACCCAGAAGTGTTCAGCAGGAATAGATGGGTGTATTTATTTTATACGGACTTATTGTAAGTTGCGACATCCCTTGCATGGGAAGATACCATTTGATCTTTTTCCTTATCAGGAGAAGGCGTTAAGGGATTTCGCATCTAATCGTAAGTGTGTTTTGTTGAAGAGTAGGCAGATGGGGTTCAGTTGGTTAATAGCTGCGTATAGTTTATGGTTAGCTAGTTTCAAAGATGATGCTGAGATCCTGTTGATGAGTAGGAAAGAGAAGGATGCACAGGAGTTATTGTATAAGGTTAGGTTCATGCACGATCTTTTACCTAGGTTTCTTAGGTTGAAGAGGATGGCTGACCAGGATAGTAAGAGTATCTTAGGGTTCCGAAATGGTTCAAGGATCCAGTCTTTACCAGCTACAGAGCAGTCAGGACGAGGAGGAGCTGGTACGTTAGTAGTGATAGATGAAGCAGCGTTTATCCCATGGGGGGAGCAGGTGTTTGCAGCGTTGAAGCCTACGTTAAGTACAGGAGGTAGTTTGATAATACAGAGTACTGCACCGGATCAAGGAGGAGAGAATTTGTTTGCTAGGTTATGGCATCATTATGAAGAGACAGGTTTCCATAAGTGTATAGGGATAGGAGAAGAGAGTATGGAGAAGCAGATGATACACTGGAGTGATAATCCTGATAGAGATGATAAATGGTTTGAAGAAGAGAGACCTGGTTATACTGAGAGACAGTGGCAGACGGAGATGGAAGGTAGTTTTGAACAGAGTACACGAAGGGTATTCCCTGAAGAGATCTTAAAGTTACATAATGCTGATTGGAAGAAAGGAGATTTAGGAGAATTATATTGTGAAGAAGTTGATCCGTTTGAGATGTATGCTATAGGATTCGATCCAGCTGAAGGGTTGGAGAAAGGAGATTATAGTGTAGCACAGGTATTAAGGAAGAGTGATGGTAAACAGGTATGTATATATAGGAGTAGGAAGCCTTTGATAAATGCTTCTGAAGACGTTGTTGTATTAGCTAGGCGGTGGAACACTGCTGTACTGGCTATCGAGGATAACAATGTAGGAGTTGTAGCAGTGAACATAGCGAAGAAGAGATATAATAATTTATATAAGAGGAAGGTTATCGATAAGAAGACTGATCGCATGACTGAGAAGATTGGTTGGCGTAGTACTAAGAGGACTAAGCCTTTATTGGTAAGGGATTTAGAGATGGCCTTAAGGGATCGAGAGATTAAGTTGACTGATAAGGATACCAGACAAGAGATGTGGCAGTACGAGTATGACGAGAATGGTGCTACTAATGCACCAAGGGGACAGTATTATGATGATTGTGTAATGAGTTTAGGAGTAGCGTATCAAGCTTTGAAGCAGTTACCTACACCTGAACAGTTCGCTAAACGGCAACAGTTGAAGAAGAACAGGAAGACAAGGATGCTCAAGAGGGTTCGTAGTTCTAGTATAGGATATTAAACATAAAAAGAAATATGGAAAAAAATAAAACACCGATTACTGTAGAGGACATTCACAAGATAGGTGAAGAAGCTGAAGGCAGGAATGGCCAGAGTAAAGAGCATCAAGAGATTGTTGATAAGGTATTTGAAAGGTTCAGGGTTGACAAAGATGCTAAGAGTCTTATTGACTTGGATCATTCTGAAGCCTTAGAAGAATACGAGAATGTATTAGCAGGATCCCCAGATGGGTTAGCTAATATTAAGAATCCTATTCTATTCAGTGTGGTACAGAATAAGATCGCTGAGGAGTTAAGTGCTATGCCTGATATTAGATTCATGCCTGTTAAGCAGAGTGATAGAGGATATGTAGCTCCTATAAAGGCTGCGTATAATCATTCAACTGCTAACAGTAGATTCAATTACAACTTGTACAAGTGTTTCTTATGGAAAGATATTACTGGTACAGGGATAGGAAGAGAAGGGTATGTACAAGAAGTTAGAACAGTATTTGACTTAGTACCTAAGAAAGATAAGAATGGTAAGTTCGTAAAGGATGCAGAAGGTAATCCTATTATGGAGAAGAAAGCTAGAGTGCATTACGACTTTGACGATTTAATGTTGACCTGTATTGACCATAGAAGATTCTTCCCTGACGCTAGGGCAGAGGATATGGAGACAGCTAGATGGACAACTGAGATAGAGGAAGTTGATTACGATGAATGGAGAATGAGTGCTGAGTATGATGATAGTCTTATAAAGGAGAACATTGACATGGTAACTCCTGAGAATATCTATAGTTACAATTACCCATTCGGTATTTCTTACATGTCAACAGAGGAACAGAAACGTATTATAGAAGGACAGACTTCTAGTAATAGAGTATTGTTAGTGAAACATTTTGATAAACTAGCTGATGCGTATTACATAGTTGCTAATGGTGTACTGGTTAGGGACACACCTAATCCGTATGCACACAAGCAGATACCTTATGTTAGGTTTGTCAACTACGAAGAGTTGGCTTCCTTCTGGGGTAGAAGTGAGTACAAGGTATTGAAACAGAATATTGAGGAGCAGAATTTCTTAAGTAACAACTTAGCTGACTGGTCTAAGATTAATATTAATAGACCTATATTAGTAGGTGCAACAGACTTTGAGGATGAAGATATTGAGTTTGCTCCTGGTGCTATTTGGCATTTAGGTGATGTGAATCAGGTAAAGGTAATGGATTTAGGAGATGTACCTAGTGGTATCTTTGGTTTAAGGGATGTATTGAATAGTGACATTGTTGCTTATACAGGTATTGATCCAAGGGCTTTATCTTCTAGTAAGGAAGAGACAGCTACTAGATCAGCGTTAAAGCAGGAGAAGTTCTTGAAACGTATTGGTATGGGGCTAAGGTTAGTTGATTGGACAGCGTTAGAACCTTTCGCAAAGATGAGGTTAGCTAATATCCAGCAGTTTTATTCAGAGAAGAGAGTGGAGATGATGTTTGATTCTGAGGATAATTTAGTAGCTAAGACTATGGGATACAGGGATATACGTGTCCCTGATGTTGATGTTATTAAGGATGACAAGGGTAACTTAAAGTTCATTGATCGTAAAGGAGCGTTAAGTTTCTTCCAAGCTAAGCCTGATGTTATTAACGCACAGATGGATGTACAAGCTGTTACAGGTAGTACATTGAGTACTAGTAAAGAGGTTGATAGACAGAACTTTAATAACGCATTACAGAGTATGGCAGCGTTCCCAGAATTGAGACAGTTACTTAACTGGACATATATAGGACAGGAGTTAGCTAAGAAGAATGGATTGAATGAGAATGAGATGGTGAAGACAGCTGAGACAATGGAACCTGAGATAGATGAGAATGTACCTACTGAACAGTTATTGAAACAGGCAGGTATTAATCCTCCAGGTACAGAGCCAGAAGCTGAGCCTATACCGGAAGATGTAGCGACAGAAGATATATTAGCAAATGCAGGGATTAACCAACCACAAGTATGATATTTAACAGGGAAGTGAAAGTAGTATATGAGAGGAAGCCTTTGACTAAAGGGCAAGCAGGATCGTTATCAAGGCTGAACGATTATGATTTAATAGAGACTAAGGAAGCCTTGAAGACATTGATAGACAATTATATCCGAGACATTATGGATTCATATATGTTTGAAGGGAAGATGGATATAAAGGAAGTAGTGTGGAAAATGAGCAAAATTATTCCCGCAGTCGAAAAAGCGGATAAGCATAAAACAAAAACAAAAACAAAGGAGCAAGAGAAATGAATTGTTCCCAGCGATTAAGGTCGCTGCGGTGGTTATGAGTTCTGGTCCCTCTCATAGCTACCACAGTGCCTTTAATGGTGCTTTATATATTAACTTTTGTTTATGGATGAAGACAGAAACTCTGAAGCTAAGGCTGAAGAGACTGGTAGTGATGGAGACAACATAGTTGAAACTCCAACTGAACCAGGGACTACACAGGAGCCTAATGGTAAACCTGAGGGTGAAGAAACTACAAGTGGAAATCCTGAAGGTGAGACAGGTGACACAGTATTTGGTGAACCGGAAAAGCCGGTATCACAATTTAAAAGTGTTGAAGATGCGGAGAAATCTTGGAGAGAGACTCAATCGTACGCTAGTAAGTTACAATCTGAACTTGACTCGGTCAAGCAGGAATTGTCACAGGCTAAGAATGCGGGAGGGAATAACTCTGATGTTTCAAAACTTGAAGCGGAGATAAAAAGTATTAAGGTGAATCAGACAATTCACAATGCTTTTAATTCGTTTAGGGATACGCATTCAGACTTTACTGGTGGTGTGCAGTTAGCGACTAAAGAGATTATCGACACGTACATACGTGCAGGTAAACCGATTAAGTTGTTAGATGCGTACATACTAGCGAAGGCTAAACTTGGTCTTACTGGGGATGAATCTGATCCTTCTATAAGTCAAAAGAAAATCCAGTCTGCTTCTCTGGGGACAGCAGTATCTGGAGGTTTACCTAACAAGGTAAATAAAATGGACGATCCTGCAACAGCAGCTAGAAAGGCTAAGTTCAGTGATCCGAAATATTTCTCCCCAGGTCTAAGAAAATTACTTAACAAATAAAAAACATGGATTTCAAAGTTGTAGGTCCTAGCGAAGAGCTAAGGACTATGCGATGTACTGTTGCTACTGCGACAGTTATCGAAGCAGGAGATCTCGTAGGTCTAACTAACGGTATTATCGTGAAAGGAACTGCTGCCCACACTGCACTTGCATACTGTCCTAAAGGTTCTGCTAATGGGGAAACAGTATGTGATGTGACTGTAGGAAACGACTTCTTGCTAGAAGGAACAGGAGATGCAGTATTTGCTGTAACTCAAAAAGGAACTGAGGTTGACCTAGTTGTAAACGCTAATGTACAACAGATCGACGTTGGTGAGTCTACTACAGACGTACTAAAGGTTGATGCTTCTGAAGATGCAGGAACTGCTGGTGTCGCTGCTGGTATCAGAGTAAGAATCAACAAACCTCTAGTATAGATCGGACCAAAACAAACATTTATTTTATAAAAACAAAAAGATATGGATAGTACAGCTTATGCTTTGTCTGCTGTCAAAGATCTAAAAGAATCTTTCGACAACGCACAACAGCTTAGTATGGATCAGTACATGGATTCGAAACTTTTCGACATCTATTCAACTACAGAGGTATTCGAAGTTTACACTTCTACTGAAGGGTTGACTGGTTCTAAACTACTTGGTGAACTTGAGACACCTCCATCTCTATCTCTTGAAGAGGGTTACACAGTAACAATCAGAGAGAAGAGATTTGGTGGAGCGGTAATTCTACCTGAACAAGTTTACAGACGTGACGGTAACGACTCTACTATGAAAGTAGATCAGTTCCTAATGCGTCAAAGAGATCAACTAATTAAGGATAACACTAACTTCCTATTGGTTGAGATGCACAAAATGTACAATGAGGCCTTTGATAACACTTCAGATTATCTTGCTCCAGATGGAGTAGAGATTTGTGGTTCACATACATGGAACTCAGGTGGTACATTCGACAATGGAGTAACTGCTGCCTTCTCAGAAGACGAGGTAGACACAGCACTAGAATACGCAGGAGCGTTTACAGATCCGTCTGGTAAACCTATGCCACTTAACTTCAATACAATCGTTGTTAAGAAAGGTTCTGCTGCTTCAAGACTAGCTAAAAGATTGTTTGCTATGGGTATTAGCCCAGTAGCAGTAGCTGACATCAACATTTACGAAGGAGAGTTTACAATCATTGAGACTCCTTATATCAGTGCTGCTAATAAAGCTTACTGGTTTATGTTGGATTCAACACTAGACAATCCTCTTAAGGTTGGAATCGGAGAGTATCCTACTCTACGTGAGCCTATCAAAGAGAGTAACGAGTCTATTAGAACTAATGTAACTGGGTTTTGGAAACAAGGCTGTGTCAACATGAGCTATAGTATATATGGAAGTAACGGTACAACTTAATCTGGTCTTTCAAATATACCTTTGGGGTTCGACGGAAGCAAGTAGAGAGGAGGGTAATTCTCCTCTCTCACCCCTTTATTAATTAAATTACCTAACACACATGCGTACAATTTTAAATTTCAGTACCGAGGGCCTTGTAATATAGGAAATCCTACCGGGAGTCACCCGGACAAATATAAATTAAAACAAAAAAATATGGCACACAAAGAAAGATTTGTTGCTACTGGTGGAGGTTATTGGGTAAAAGATGGCCAATTTGGCGCACTTACTCAAGTAATTGATTCTAGTGGTAACATCAAAGGGAACATTCAAGAGGCTCTTACACAAGGGTCTATTTACGTAGGTGATGCTGCTGGTATCACTTCAGAGCTTGCTGTTGGTACAACAGGGCAAGTTCTTACTTCTAATGGTACTACTGCTGCTTGGTTAGCTGGTGGAGTTCCAAGTGGAACAGAAATCGAAGCTGTGAACGATACAGCTACAGGAGCAGTGTTAGACTTCTTCCATGACTCAGCTAGTCCAGCTAGTGATGATGCACTTGCTATTCAGAATTTCTACGGAAACGACGATGGTGCTGTGAAGACATTATACGCAAAGACAATCGCTGTACTTGGAGACCCTACTGGGGGTTCTGAAGCAGGGGCTTTGTTTTCTTTCGTTGCTAATGGCGCTGGTGCTTTACAGAGTGAACCAGACATGGCAGTTTCTCCTGGAGAGGCTGGCTTTACTTACGAGAATGACGGTGCAGATGGACAGACTCTTTACCTTGAAACAATATCCGCTACTCCAGCACCTTTAGATATTGTTGGTAAGATACCAATGTACGGTCAAAACGATGCTACTACTAGTATAGAGTATGCAAATATTCAGACAGTTATTGATGACCCAGCTAACGGTGCAGAGTTTGGATTCTTGAGACTATCTGCTGTTGCAGGTGGTTCACTACAAACAGTAATTGATGTTTATGGGGACTTAGTAGAAATTGCTAAACCTGTACTTTACACACAGACACCTCAGGCTCTTACTGGAGCAGGTGCAGTAGACGTTACTTCCCAAACAACTGCTTGGGATTGTAATGGAGCTGTTGCAGGTACGCTTGTAGACGGTAACCAAGGACAAAGAAAACTTATTTATTGTAGTGCTTATACAGGAAATGGAACATTGACTCCATCAAACCTGTTGGGTTACTCAACTATTACATTCTCTGCTGTAGGGCAATCTGCTCTACTTGAGTTTAGAGGTGCTAGCTGGGTAGTTGTTAGCGCAACCGCTACACTAGCTTAATCGGTTTAAATCTTTAGGGCAAGACTTACTTGCCCTTCAGTTTAAGTTTATTAATTTAACCAAAAAGGGATGAAAGTAATTCAACTGAACCAGAATATTCTGGACAAAGACGGTGTGATAGTAAAGGCTAAGTCTCCTGTCAAGGTGATGGAGGAGATAGAAGGGAAGGAGATGGAGATTGAAAGATTAGAGGAGAAGGTAGTTACGCTTGGAGCTATGCTTTGTAAGGCGCTACTACGTAATGACGGTGGTAAACCGGAAGAAGAAGTAGTGAAACGATACAACCTCAATAAGAAGATATATGGTTGTGAAGCTGCTGAACTAACAGACGAGGAACTAGTTTATCTTAGAGGACTTGTGTGTGAAGCCTTTGAGATCTTCTTTGCTGGACAGATTTTAGAATTATTAGATAACGTAAAATAATATGAGTTCAACACAAACATGGATTATAAATGGGAAGGTGATGACGCATGCACAATTACTTAAGTGGAGGGATGGGAAGAAAGAGCCTGTTAAAAAGGAGACCCCTGAAGAATTGGGAAAGGAGGTAGTTGCTAAGAAGCTTACAGAGATGGGAGTGCCTGAAGGGTTCTCTGAGATGAAAGCTTATGCACATGAGAAAGGAATGGTTGTTGATAAGACAACAAAAAAGAAAGACATCTTAAAATTTCTAGGAGTTGCTTAATGCGATTCTAAAAACAAATATAAATATTTAACACAAATACAGTATGGAAAATACTAAACTGAGAAATCAGTATGGTGAGACTATTGATCCTACACAACCGCTTCCTGTTGATACAGTAGAAGCACAACAGGTTGTCAGTAAGTCAGAGACTCTCACTTACAATGGTAAAGCTGCTGCGGGAGCCATTACAATAAATTCCACAGGTTTAAAAGCGATCTCTTCTATCGAAGGAGACCAGGTCGGTTCATTTTGGGGGCTTGACAAAAACAGAGTTTACACAGCTTATTCAGCTGGTAGCACAAAGGCTACGGACTTCTGGGTAACTTCTTTAACAGAGACTGCTGGAAGTGCAGCTGTAGTTATCTATGATCCTAATAAGGATCTTGAGGAGATGTTTGAAAGTGTTACAGGGACTGTGAAAAGATTTGTACTTAAAGCTACAGATACCACCGGTGCAACATTGTACGGATGGATTTTTGGTGTAGCTGATTCTTCTGACAGTTACACTATAGACATAGTGGATAATAGGTTAACAGAGACACAGGACTGGGTTGGTACACTTGGATCTTTTGATAATACTTCTATTGAGAAGATTGAGATCTTCCATTACAACTCTTCTTTAGTATTCGGTACAGGAACAACTCTTACAGAAGAGGTTATGTGTCCGGTTGAATACTCAAAGAATTGGGCTAAACAACTAGAATACGCTGAAGGCCTTAGTGATGGTCAATACTTTGTTGACTACATGAGAGGACGTATCATCGGTGTGAAAGCTGATGCTACAGCGAGCGAAACAATTACATATAATATCTGGAGTGCGTTAGCAAGTGGTGGTACCACTATCGCTTCTAATGTTAACCTAGATCAAGTTGGTGGAACAGCTATCACACTTGGACAAAAGGCAATGGCGGCTTCTTTACCAGTGGTATTACCTTCAGATCAAACAATTGGAGGAGCTGACTTAGATGACTCTGCTTTTGTAGCAGGGACAGACCAAGGACAAGTTGTTATGGGTTACTACAACGCAGCAGGGGACGCGGTGAACGACTTAGATAAAGGAGCTATAGCGATGACTCAATACAGGCACGCTATGGTGAGAGATGACGCTTACGATTCACTTACACAGTCTAATAAGAGTGCAGAGGTTAATCCTTTAAGTTCTCAATATGTAGGGGAAACCTTAATAGACGACACCTTAACAGCCAGCAGCTCCGATGAGTTGTATTTTGATATGAGTGGGTTCAAGAACTTTGCCTTGCAAGGGGAGATGACAATTGATGCCTCTTCGATTACGGTAACAGTTGAAGCTACTTGCCAAGACGACGGAACAGCAGCAGCATCATGCGCTTACCAGGACGTAACTAGTGCACTGTTTGGAGTGGCTAGTTGGGTAGATACAGACTTTATGGCGATAGCCGACTCTCCAGTTCCCTTTAAGTATGTAAGGGTAAAGTGGTCGACAGGAGCAGGAGCAGCATCAGACCTAGCTGTATATCTAAAGAAAATGTATTAAACATTAACCAATTAAATTATGACAGTACATACAAGTTCACAAGGAACAGTAATATCGGCCCTTAATACACAAGGACCAGGAACAGCAGATATAGTTGATGATTCACCTTATGACCACCTACACAGGGGTTTTGGAGAGATAGATGAAAAAGACATAACCCTGTCTGCCAACAATACGACAGCAAGTGTAAACCTATTCCAAATTACTAACTCAGTTCAAATTTATAGAATTTGGGGAGAAGTAACAAGAGCTACCACTCTGGCAAATTTAACAGCTGGTTCGTTTGATTTATATGATAGCACTGCTGCTGTACAGATTAGTGCAGCGACTGGAGTGTTGAGTGGAGCGTCAGTTGGAACAATTTTCGCAAAAACAGGTTTGGCTGCAAATGCTTTTGATGTAAATGATGCCACAGCAGGCAGCGTGATAGAACAAACTTATGAAGGTTCCGATGTTTTTAACTCATTTATAGTCACTCAAAAGAATGGAGCAGACACTTTTGTCAGATTCACATATACAACCACAGACGCTCCAATAGATGCGGACATTATGTTCTATGTTGAATTTCGCACTTTGGATGGTGGCACGCTTACAGCAGTTTAATTAAATAACTAAATAAATTATGTCAAAAGTAATAACAGATGTCCTAAAGGACAAGAAGCCTTCTTACGAAGAGGTAGCACCAGTTCTATACGAACTAGGAGTTAAAGAAACTTTCGTAGATAAAGAGGAGCCAGCTCCTAAGCCACCAAAACCACCAAAGCCAGAACTTACTAAAGCTAAGGCTGAGGCAGCTTTAGTTGAACTAAAAGAAGACCCTTGCTATTTAAGTGTAGCTAAGAAAGTAGGGCTTACGTCTTCTGAGGTAGCATTGATAGAGAAGGAAGCTAAGGCTACATGGGCACTAAAGCAAGAACTAAAAGAATTAACTAAATAAACATGCTTACATACCCGAAAAGACAATCAGAAGGGGTCTTGCTTAGAGAGGGCTTCGTGAACGAGGAGTGGTTCTCTAAAAATAGTTGGACAAAGTATAATGCTCCAACAGTAAATAATGGGATGGCTCTTGATGGTATCAATCAGTACATCTCCACTCCTTTACCTGTTGTCCCTAGGGGTGATTTTACTGTAAGAATCTCGTTCACTCCAGATACTATAACTGGCATACAGGGGCTTTGGGGTCAGTACACATTAGGTGGTTCTGGTAGATTAGCGATGTACTCTATCAGTGATACCCTGTGGATGAGGGTAGGAGGCACAACAGCGAACTTGGGGGGTGGTTATCTGGCAGGAATAAAACAACAACTTACTATCACTAGGAGTGGTGCTGCGGTATCTGTTTATAAAGACGGAAGTACGACACCAATAATGACACTTTCAGACGCTGTATCCATAGAGCAGAGTGTAAACTTTCTTGTAGGAGTAGTGGGTTCAAGTTATTTTGACGGCGTAGTCCACAGTGTTGAGGTTTTAAACAGGGCTACAACAGCAGACGAACATCTTGACTGGTACCAAAGAGACACATTCACAGAGATAGACGCAAGTAAGATGGAGATAGCTTTACCTTTAAGGAGTCATTACTTCGATGCAGGAGTTTCGAAAGAAGTCACTCCTAATTTGGGACAAATAAGTTCTGACCAAATACAATGGGGTGATGGTTCGACTTCAACGACTTATCCGACTCTTTTAGAGAACAATGGAGTAAGCATGGATGGAGGAGACAGTGCCCGAGTGCCAAGAACATTATCGATAGCCGCTGGTGAAAGTTATTCTTTCGGTGCGTTGGTACAGCCAATAGGGAGTGTTGCGAATGATTATTTGTTTACGCTTAAAGACACAGATTCAAATGGACTCGCTTGTTACCTCAACGCAACAACAGATACCCTTATATTCTTTGGTGATAATGGAGGGAGTTCAAGGCTTGTATCTGTTGCAGGCATGGGTCCGTCAAAAGGACTGTATCATGTAGCTTGTATTTATAGTTTCAACGGAGCTACCTATGATTACTATGTATATGTGAACGGTGAATTATCTGGAAGTTCGCTAGGGAGGACAGGATTCACACCAAGCACTGGAGATGTTGGGTTTACCCTTGGATGTAATGAGTTGTATACCAATGGCTGGGCTGGGACTATCCGTTTCCCCATGTTGGAAAGAGTTGCATGGACACCAACACAAATAAAAGAACTTTCAAACCAAATGTTTTCTAACCTAAACGTATGAGCATTTACGATAAATATATAGGCAACATAACGTGTGAGCTAGACTTCACGAAAGGAAGCTTCCAAGACCAATCAGGGAACAATGCTGTTTCTGTTGTTGGTTCAGGATACTTGAAGAACTCAGAGAAGGGTAGGGCTTACAAGGGCGTTAGTTCTATTGGCTACTTAGATGTGGGTTCCAACATAACGGCAGCACAGACTACGATGTCTATCTGGTTTAAAACCAGTAATGCAGTAGTAGAATACCTGTTCCAAAGCAAAACCGGAGAACCGTATTTTGTAATATTACTGGTTTCCAATGGTATTCAATTTCAAACATTGATAGGTGGAGGTCAAGACAATAAAATATATCCAACCTATTGGGATAATAAATGGCATAATTTAGTTTGTGTAAGAGATGGTGACGACAGGGCAGATGCAAAGATATATTGGGACGGGGTATTACAGGCATCAGTAGCAGCAGGAAATATTGCCACAGCAGCAACTGCAAGGTTCTTTGGTAACGCAACTTCTGGCTCTTTCACAGGAGAATCGACAGGAGCTATCGTGTTTAATAGGGCTCTCTCAGCAGAAGATGTTGCTAAACTATACGAAGAGTATCAGACAAGACAACCTTACACAGCAGTAGACTTCAAGAGCGAGGCTAGATACATAAACACAGTTGCAGATGGAATGATGCAAAAGACAGGGACTGACGATTGGATTGAAGATGGTGCTGGATGTGTATTATCAAAATATTCTGACCCAGAAAGAGGACAAGTATTGGAAGTAAATGCTAGTACAGGGAATATTAGTTATGCTTATCAGTACAATATAGAAGTTGGTTATTACCGTCTTAAAGGATGGTTGAGGGGAGATGGTGGAAACGGAATAGCTAGAATCAAAGTCGGTGGTGTTTGGATGACAGGTTCAAATGCAACTGCTACTTGGCAATATATTGACGAGGTTCTTTACAATCCTTCTGTTGCTTCAGTACCATTTAAGATGGGACAGACTGCTGCAGCGATAGGTTCTTGCTATTATTCGGACATTGAATGTATAAAACTAAACTCAGATAATGAAAATGACTTTGCTTCCCCACAAGGGTACATAGCAGATGGCAAGGGTTGGAACGAGAGTCTAGCAAATGCTACAAGTGGATTCTTAACTAATACAGGATGGACAGTGGACAGTGGGACATGGGCAGTTCAGAATGCTGACGGGTTCAATAAGAAGTTGGCTTGTGTAGGCACTGGTCGAGTATCAGCTCCTAATGGACAAGCGTATGGAACTTGGGAGTGGGATGTTTATCACGCTGCTGGCACAGATAGCAGGGTTTACTTTATCGCAAGCTCATCTATTGCACATGGGTCAACGGGGCAATCAGGATACATGCTTTCTATTCTTTCAACAGAGAGAATAGTTCTACATAGGAATAATGGAGATGGGTCATCTTCAACCATGTTTCAAACAGACCAAGATTATGTTCCAGAAAATGCATGGATAAGATTAAGAGTGACAAGAAAAACTAATAATGAATTTATCACTTATTTCTCTTTGGATAGCGGGCTGACCTGGACAGAAGTGGTAGAAAGCTCAGGGTCTAATCCTATTACAGACGCTACATATACAACTAGCACAAGGGTAGTTTCAAACCTTGGGACATCTGACGCAACAAAATCGTTTAAATTTATTCCTTATATACAGTAATTATGGACAAACTGACAATCGAAGTAGACGCTAAGACTATATATGACTCCTTAAGTGATCTCGGTTCTAAAATGGAGGAGATGATAAGACATCAGAAACATACTAATGGGACAGTTAGAGAGAATTCTGAATCCATTCAACGGAACTCTGACAAGATTAATGTACTTGAGAAGTTCAAGATTAAGAGTGCAGCTTTCATAGCTGGAGTTGTTGCTGTTGTACAGGTGATGCTTAGTTACTTCCCACAGATTAAATTTTTAAATTAACAATATATGTCATTAACATTTAGAGATCAGATAGATGCTTTCTACGATACGGTAGCAGATGATGATTCATCACAAGTATACCCACTAGAGAACGTGGAGAAGTTTATTAATGCAGGAGAAGGGATCTTCCTAGCAGAGAAAGACAACTGGCCCTTTTTAAGGGATACATTACTACGTACCACAGTGGCAGATACTGTACTTAACGGTGCTTTCGCTACCATAGATACAACACTAGACCTAGCTATTACTACTACATGGCCTACTGCTTCAAGCACAACCTATGCAGCTATAGTAGAAGGGGATATACTAGAAACATGGACAGGTAAATCAGCTACACAGCTGACAGGGGTAACAGGGTTACAACTAGCACACGCTAGTGGTAAGAACCTAGCTCCTTTATATATCTTACCATCTACTGTTGCTAAGATAGCAAGGGTGAAGGTGGATGGAACAGAATTTGATTACATAGACGAGGACCATTACAGTGAATATAGTGATAAATTTACTATTATTCACGACAATTATCTAAGACTACCTAGTGGAGATGGTGGTAAAGTATTAGAGATACCTTATTATAAAGCACCAATAGAGCTTAGTCTTGATGCTGATGAATCTCTATTACCAGATAAATATAGGTTAGCTCCTGTATATTATGCACTAGGTAAGATGCTACTAGCTACAGACGAACTAGCTAAGGCTAGACAGTATGCTTACTTCAACGAAAGAACTCTAGTATGGGAAGGAGTATTCGGTGAACTATTATACGCAGCTAAGAGAGAATACGATACAAAGACTTCAAGGAATAAAAGAAGAGTGAGTGTACAGAAAAGATTACAATCTAAATAACCTTATTAATATATGGCGGTAGAAGGATTAGAGGAGTTCTATTTGGACAACTTCTCCCAGGGACTCGATAGGTCCGATGACCCAAGAAATATAGCGACCAATTCTACACCAGATACTGAGAATACTAGGTTCTATGGGACTATGTGGACTAGTAGACCTGGTACAGAAGCGTATCTAAATGAGTTGACTTCAGTCACTCCTTCTTTAACATACGATGGTTTAGCTGGATGGGTGGAGAACGATAGTCTACTATCAGCTTTTGATGGTAGCATATATAGAGCGAATGAAGCTACTAATCAGTGGGTATCTATCCATAGTGGCTTAACAGTAGGAGAACACGTAGGCTTTGAAGAGTACTTGGGTGACATGTATATAGGTAATGCAGTAGAACCTTTCACTAGGATAGTGCATACAACTTATGCAGTATCAACACCGGCAGGTGCGCCACTAGGAGATCTAATAAACTCTTGGGCTGAGAAGATGTGGGTAGGAGGTAATAAGCTTTTCCCCCGTACACTATACTATAGTCGTACTGCACTAGCAGATCATCCAGAATACATTTACGACTTCGGAGGTGCTGGTTCAGGTAGCGAACTACTAGGTAAACAGGGTGTACTTACAGGGCTATCTGATACAAAGAACGCATTGATTATCTTCAAGGATAATGAATGTTATTATATAAGAACATTTGATGCAACTACACTTGCACCATCAATACAACAACTGTCAAGTGCAGTAGGATGTGTGGGTAAGAAAGCATTCACTAGGGTAAGAGATGAGATCTTCTTCTTCACTGGTAGTGAAGTAAGATATGTAGCTGAGTTTGAGGGGTATCCTAATTTATACACTACTTCGATTAGTAAATCAATTAGGAGACTTATTAAAGATGATCTTGCTGAGGATCAGAGTGATGCCGTTATGGAGTTTAATGATGAAGATAACCTGTTAAAGTTATGGGTTAAATCAGCTGGATCGTCTATCAATGATCTGTGTTTAGTCTATCATTTTGATGAAGAGAATAAGACATGGACTATTGATACAGGTAAAGCAGCTAGTCATGCTGTTACATTTAAAGGTAAGACTTATTTCACTGCCTCTTCTTTTGGTCAGACATATTTGGATGAACTTGGATTAACAGATGATGGTGGTCCGATCACTTCATATAGATGGACTAAGGATAGGAAGATATATTCTGCTAAAGGGTTGAAGAAATTTAGAGAGTATTACCTAGCAGGTAGTATGTCACTTGAGACAGAGCTGACTGTAAGGGTATACATAGACGATATATTAAAGGAGACCTTCACTGTTACTGAAGCTGATCTACAGGATACAGTAACTATGCCGGGAGGACCTATAGGAGCTGATCCTATTGGTACAGTACCAGTTGGTGGAGTGTTAGTTCAGACTAGAAAGTTTCAGAAACTTAAGAAGATGAATCACATTGGTAGATACATAATGATATATGTAGAGAATGCTACTACTGGTGGATACCATGAAATAAGTGATGAAGTTATCCGATATAAACCTTTACCTAGAAGTGCAGAACGTAACTATAAATAAAAATAAATAATATGGTTGAATCAAATTTAAAAACTAGTCTAACTCGTAGGTTGGGGAACGATGCTGCTACAGATATTAATATCTATATAGCTAAGTTACCTACTAATACAGCAGGATATAAGGTGTTAGAGCCTGATAGCTTGTCAAAATACGAAATGATTTACCACGAGTCTATCGTTGGTACACCTGGAGGTCCAGGTTATTTAGTATGTCCAGCTAGTAATGGTAGGGGATTGTCGTTGACATCTACTACTAGACTAACAGTAGCCGAGAATGTTAAGACACATGGTTCCGGTGTAACTATTATAGAAGCACCAGACCATTATACATTAAATGATAAAGCTTCTTTAAGCTTAGATAATACATGGACAGGGGATCAGACATTTGAAGGTGATACAACCTTTGAACAAAGTATTACAGTACCAGTATACGCTGATGCTACTGCTAGAGATGCAGCAATAACAAGCCCTACTAATGGAATGGAAGTTTACCTAACAGATACAGGAAAGTTCTATGACTATACAGCAGGAGCTTGGATAGCGAGAGAGAGTGGTGGTACGTTCCCTAATGCTAGTGACACAGTTGCTGGTAAGGTAGAACTTGCTACAGAGGCAGAAGTTATTGCCGGTACTGCAACAGGTGCTACTGGTGCGGGGTTAGTAATACCTAATGATAGTACTGCTATTGTAGCTACTTCAGCTGGAGTGGCTGATGCAGGGAAGCTTGCTAGGCTAGGAGCTACTGGTAAATTTAACTCGTCCTTATTAGATGCTGATGATGGACAGGTTGATACTACATATACAGCAGCAGAAAGCATAGCAGCAGGAGACCCCGTTTCTATGACTTCAACAACTGATGAAGTGGAGAATTTCTTAGCCAGTAGATTAGACCAGCCAGGAGCAGAAAGCACCTTTGACGCAGATACCTGTATACTTATAAACGCCATGAATGTTAGCGAAGATAAAGTCGCTGTATTGTATTACAGTAATACAGATGGTTCTCCCTTTTTGACCATAGGGACTACAGACGTTGATAAGGTGACTACATGGGGGACTCCAGCTGGAGTACCCGCAGCCACTAATGTTTTCGGAATATGTAAATTGGAAGATGATAAGATTGCCATAAGTTACGTGGATGGTGGCCAGGGGTATGTAAGGGTGGCTACAATAGCGGGGACAGTGCCTACTATTGGGGCAGCTGCTTCAATCTCAAGTGGTGCTTCTGTTAGTACTGCTGTTTGTGGAGTAGATACAGATAAATTTGTGGTGGTTTACGGAGATGCTGGTGATGGTGGTGATGGTAAGGCTAAGGTTGTGTCGGTAAGTGGTACGACTTGTACAGTTGATGATGCAGGTGTGGATATGTTTAATGCAGATGTTCAATACTTATCAATAGCTAAACTTGATACAGATAAAGCAGCAGTGTTCTTTTCAGACTTTGGAGATGGGGATAAAGGGAAAGGTTCTGTACTAACAATAGTAGGGACAAGTGTTTTCGCTAGTGCGGTAACCGAATTTGATGCAGGTGCAGTCACTGCTACAACCTGTTCTCAGCTAGATACAGATAAAATCATATTAAGCTTCCAAGAGTCTGGTGTTGGTTGCCAGGGGCGAGTTGCTTCTGTGACAGGTACTACAATGACTTACGGAGTAGTTGCCCCTATTTACACCGCAAACGTAGCAACTCCATCTGTAGTGGCTGTGTCTGCAACAGAAGCATATGTGGTGTATGAAGGCCAAACGGGAAGCACTGCTGGGCTTAATAAGCTTTCAATTTCAGGAACTACTATAACAGCAGGGAGGAGATATGGATTCGGTACAAGTGGGAATGTAATATCTGCTACCTCAGTTGCTAAGTTGGGTGAGAAAAATAGATTTATCATTTGTTATAGAGATGAATCAGCAGGAGGTGGGTTATCAGAAGCGTTCCAAGATTACGACAACTCTGATGCCGTAGTAGGAATTGCACAAAGTTCAGTATCAGCTACTGACTCAGTGGTTATAAGAAGTAAAGGTATAGATTCAAACCAGGTAGGATTAACTCCTGGAGCAGCTTATTACTGTAAAGTTGAAGGCATAGAGACTACTAGTGTCTCAGGTGTCCAAGCAGGTGTAGCTAAATCTGCTACGGAACTAGACATCGGTATAGACAAAACCTCTGGAATGAGCAAAGCAAACGCTGATACACTAACTAGTGGAGGAGATGCTAGTGGATTACATACCCATTCTTTATCGGGTTATCAATTTGGGTCAGGTGGATTTACTAGTGCAGCATCAGGGGCTACGGTAGACTACACCATCACACATAACTTGGGGGCGATTCCTTCAAGGATGAGAATTACTGCTGGGGTGAATGCCAGGCTTCCTAACGACATCAGCAACAACCACTGGTCTATGGGTATATATGATGGAACAACTGTTAAGACTATATATTATGGGTCTAAGGCTGTTTCGGGGACATTAACCCCAACTGTGGCAATAGACTCTACTTATATATTAAGGATGAAGACCGATGATGGAGGGACCACCTCTAGCGATGACCTTTATGCTGAAATACTGTCTATGGATGACACCACAATGGAGATACGGGCTACTACGTCGGGGACAGATATAGCTTCGCTACCTGTCACTATCCTGTGGGAAGCTTATGAATAAGATAATCAAATAACTTAAAATAGAATGGTAAACTCAAGAATACTTGAACATGATAAACCTTACAGGTTTCACATGCAAGAAAATAGACTCATATTCGCCACCGAAGCAGGGCTGGCAAAGAAGGCTGCATCTCAGAGGGCTGCTAAGGCTAGAAGAGAAGCTATCAGCTCTGGTAAAGGGAAGGATGCAGTCATGGCAGCTGGACAAGCTGCTTATAGTGGGGGTACTCCTGCTAAACCAAACACTTGGACATCAATGGGATCATCAGGTGCTTACTCTGAATCTGGTACAGAAAGTATGTCCGGCTCAGTAGGTGGAGGCTCAGGTGGTAACACGCCATCGCCTTCTTATGGAGGTGGTAGTGGAGTAAGCTCTACCTCTGGTAGTGGTACTGTGCAAGGAGATGCAGTAGGACTACAGACTGAGAGTAATGGATACGGTAACCAACAAGGTGGGCCTAATGTTCCTATGGGTGGGGTTAATCTTGGTACTGATTCTTTCGGGTTATCAGGAGATTATCAACCAGCATTGGATGTAATTGGTGGTACTCAAGGGGTGTATAACGATCAGCTGAAGACTAACATGGATCAGTTAGAAATTAACTATGATGCATTACTTAATACTTATGATACCGCAGAGAAGCAAGCATTAGAGGGGTTACAGTATGATGAAGAGTCTGGTACGTTTACTGGTTTATCTAGCGGTGAAGTGTCAAGGATTAAGACTCCTTACGATGAGGCTATACTAGGACAACAGATAGCACAGGCTGGACAGTTGACAGACTTATCTCTTGCACAAGCTCAGACTGCTATGGAACTACAGAAGCAGAGACGTGAAGCAGTGGAAAAGACTGAAGAAAGTTTATTAGTTACTCGTACATTTGCAGGATTATCCGGTGCATTTGGTTCTTCTGCTGTGTTTAATAAACTACAGAAGACAGAGATGGCAGGTCAACAGATCTTAAGAGATATTAGTGATAAACAGAATATGTACACACAGTATTATTCTGATAAGACTAGTCAGATTAAAGCTACCTACGATCTAGGTATAGCTTCACTTCAAAGACAGGTGGCTGAACAGTTGAATACTAGGTATACAGACTTGGTTAACAAGGTAGATGAAGTTAGGTTCAATAAAGCATTAAGTGGTAGACAACAGTTAGTAGATATACAGAAAGCACAACAGGATTACAATCTTAATTCCCTTGATCTAGCTGGTAAAACTGCTGATATTATGATACAATATAATCAAGCACTTAGAGGGGCAGAACAACAAGCAGAAGCAGAAGACTTAGCCATACGTGATGAAGTTGGTAACGGTATCCTTAATGTATATGATACATTAGTACCAGGATTCGTACCATCTCCAGGGAAAGTAGCTGAAGCTACTAAGCTTATATATGAAGGATTGAAACTATATAAGGAGACAGGGGGAAGAGAAGGGTATGCTAATATGCAAGCTGCTATGGCTGACATGATGATGGCTATTAGAAGTAACGCAGCAGTGTTTAGTAAGTATAACCCAACAGAGCAGGGGTTTAGAAAAGCAGCTGCTAAGAGTTCTACTACAGTAGAAGATGGTGATGGGTTTAATAAACCAGGAGGAGGTGACGGTGGTATAGGGGGGAGTCTATTCAGTTTACTAGGTAAAGCATTCCCTAGTTTAGGTGGTAATACTTCAGAAGGATATTTCGGATAACAGTAACAATATAATATGGCAAGTTTAGTAGAACAACTATCTCAACTTACAGGGATTATTGGTACTCCACAAGAGCAAGAGAAAGCTAGGAGACGATTCTCTCAAATAAAGCAAGAAGCTTTGGCTGATCCCTTAGAGGTTACCAACTTTTCTTCTACTCCAGGGCAACCACATGCAGTACAGAAGAAGATGTCTGATATTGTTAGGACAACACAGAGTAGACAGGATAGTTTAAATAAAAGAATGGCTAATTCTGTGGCTAGTACTGCGCCTAGAAAGACAGCAGCAGTAACAGCTATACTAGAAGGTATACAAGAAGAGGATCTCAGTGCTGTAGAACAATTAAAGAAACTACCTGCCCCAATAAGGCAGGTTATTAATCGTGGTGTAAGCGATTATCTTACACAGAATCAGTTTGACATGAGTCAACCTGGTGTACAACAAGAGAGTACTTTACTACAGAACGTAGCTAAGGTGACACAAGGACCAGTGAAAGAACAGAAAGACTTAGCCTTCTCTAAATACACTCCAATAGAAAAGAGAATGGCACAACCAGTTGGTAGTTCTAAACAGGTAGCAGACGTATTAAGACTAGGGGATAAAGATATACCTCCTATGCTTAAGAACTTTGGACTTAAAAGAACTATAGAGAAAGGGAAGAAGTTGCTTAGTGAAGAGCAGACTACATCTTTAGATGTATTAACTGGTATAGGAAAAGAAATTATAGATAAGTGGAGTGGAGTTGCAGAAGATCCAACAGCTAGTAAGATAGGTGGTGCTGCGATAACTACTGGAGCAGGAGCGATAGCATCACTACCTGCTGTGTTATTTAACAGGATACAACAAGTTCCTGTAATAGGAGATGCGATTGATTTTGTAGCTGAAGGAGCTGATAATGTAGTGAATGTTATTAATGGAGAGTTAGACAAGGTGTCACAGAATACCCCTGAGATGAAGGGGTATATAGATAACTTCCTTAAACCAGCGTTTGATACCGTTGCACAGTTCGCTATATGGGGAGGTGTGATGAAAGCTGGAGGGAACTTTGTTAAGTATAAGAATGTGGAGATTCCTATTACTGATATTGTAAAGGTAGCAGAGGGTAAAGCTCCAGCAACTAGTGGGGAGTTACTTGCTGAAAGATTCCTAGCTGAGGCTAAGGCTAAACTAGGGATGGAGACAGAACAAGTATTGGATTTATTTAAACAAGAAGGCGGAACTAGTGTAACTGTGCCTACTAGCAGGGCTTTGTTATCTGAACTAAGTGGTAGAGTAGAAGGTATATGGCAAGAGATGACAGGACAATCAGCACCTGCACCTGTAATAGATTTACTAGCCTCTAATGAAGGAGTGGCTAAGGTTGTTGTCACACAGTTAGAGAACTATGCTAATATGTTTAGAGAGAATAGGATGGTAGGATTCAAAGGGAAGGGTGATGGATCGGTTAGGCCTGGTATTAATGTCCCTGCTCCTTTGCCTGAGGGTGTTGAGTTAGACAAGGAAACACTAGAACCCTTATTTAGATCAGGAGAAAAGGGGAACTATTTTTCAACTTCAAGAGAATACATACAAGAAGGAGGATGGAAAGGTCCTATTAGAGAGATAGCGATTGATAAAAATACTAGACTATTAGATGCAAAAGATTACAATAACTTTAATAAATTACTGACACCAGAAGAATTTGAAGTATATAAAAGGGCAACTAAAAGAGAGTCTACTGAAATCCAAAATAAAGTATTAGAAAGAAATGGTTATGATGGCATGAGAATTACCGATGAGGGGAGGGGTGGGAAGATTTATGAAACTGTTTTCCTTACAGATAAAAATGTAGTCACTAAAGAGCCTACCACCTCTAAAAAACCAACCATCAAACCGGAACCACCTACAGGTAAGAAGGTTAGAATCCAAACTCGTAGGCTATTAGAAAGCGATCAAGTTAGTGATGAATTTAAGCAGCTTATCAGGGATAACCCTGATGCTTATTATGATGCGATTACTGATAAGGAGGCTGACATTGCTATTGCTAATCTGACTCAGCCTGAGTTACGTGACATGTTTTTTGATGGTACTACAAAGCTCAATGACTATGCAGGGTTTAAATTAACTCAGCAGTTACAGGCTGAAGCAGAAGCCTTAAGGGCTAAGGGTCTTGAGGAAGAGGCTAATAGTAAACTTGAAGAGGCTGAGACTATCACCTTAAGAGCTATGGAGAACGCTACTAAAGCTGGACAAAGAGTACAGGCTCAGAAGAAGTGGGTTGAATGGCTAGGTCCTCTTATGAAAGTAAAAAATCTAAAGAGTGAGGCTCTTAAACTTGGAAGGGAAATCACTAAAGATCAAGAGAAACTTTTAAAAGATTTATTTGAAAAAGAAAAGAAGCTTAAGGCACAGATAGAAGCAGCTAGAACTGAAGCTATCCAAGGGTTTGACAAGGCTAAGGTGAAAGTATTTAAGAAATTACAAGATGAATACAATGCTAACATAAGAGAAATAACTAAGAAGAGTTCTACGATTCTTCCTAGGAAGATTAGTGATACATTAATCACTATCATGCAGGGTAATATACTTACCCCTATTTCACAGATTAAGAATATTTTATTCAATGCTTTCTTCTTACCAGCAGCAGCAACATCTAAAGCGGTAGGGTCATTAGGTGATATGGCTGTAAGTTATTTAAGAAAGATACCCGGCACAGGGATATTAGAAAAGATCCCTAGTACTACTATATTTGGACAAGAGTTTAAACCAGGTGAGTTCTTTAAGAAAGACCGCACCTTATACTCAGGGAACCCGGTAGAATATGTTAAAGGATTCGGGCAAGGAGCAGCTGAAGCAGCTGAGTCTTTTGCTAAAGGTGCTATGCCTGGAGATCTTGCTAAGGTAGAGAGACATAAATCTCTTGAACCATTCGCTGCTATTGCATCTGCATGGACAGGAAAGAACATGGCTGTAAATCCTAAGACAGGGAAACCATTTGCCTATGATAGATTTGAGAAGGCTCTTAGAGGTGCGCTTGGTATGCCACCAGAGGTAATGTTCAGTCTATTAGCACTTGGAGATAAACCATTCTATAGAGGAGCGCAAAGATCCTTGTTAGCTGAACTCGCTAAACTACGTGGGCTTAAAGGAGATGAAGCTAAGGCTATGATTAGATTCCCTGATGATTTATCTATAGAGGAAGTTGAATTACTAGCAAGGAGTACTGTATTCCAACAGGAATCAGGTGTGGCCAACTGGGTTAATAAAGGGGTAGAGGGCCTTGGTAAAATTCCTGGGATAGGTGGCCTTGCTAAATGGGCTGCACGAGTACCAGTACTATTTGTTACTACACCAGTGAACGTAGTGTCAGAGTCATTACAATATTTAGTACCTCCAATATCTATATCACAAGGATTCTATAATGCACTGAAAGGGGATAGAAGAAAGTCTATGTTATCCTTTGGTAAAGCCGTAGTAGGTACAATGATATTAGCTGTGGCTGCTAAGCTAGTGGAAGAGAAATTAGTTAATGGGGACACGTACGAAAATCCAAAGCAAAATGCCCTTGATTATGCACAACTACCACCAAGAAGTATTAATATATCTGGAGTCCAGCGTATGATTCGGGGGGAAAGCACTAAGCTACAACCTGGTGATGTAGTAGTAAGTTACGAACAGTTCGGATTACTAGGTGGTGCTATTGAAATGGAATACTCTAAGGCTGTTTCCCCTGCTGAGGAAAAGAGAACAAAGAAAGCAGATAATAGTTTATACAGAAATTCTGTCAACTTTCTAGGGGAGGCTATGGCTAGTATGTTTAGGGTAGGTAGTTTTGCAATGAACCAAACCTTCTTAGAAGGTACAGCCACAATCTTTGAAGCTCTTAGTACTAGTGATACTAGTCAGGGAGAAAGTAAACTCAAGAGAGTGCTTAGGAATTATATGACACTTGGTGTGTCTATACTAGCACCTAATACCTTAGCTGCTGCTACACGTTCTAATGAAACATTTATTAGGGTGAAGGATGACACAGAACCAGCAGATATTATGGATGCAGTTATTAAAGAAAGATCATTTGACTTACAAGACTACCCTGTCAAGGTTGGACTACTTGGAGAAAAGATATTACAAACTCCTGATGGAGCGCATCCACTTATCTACAACCTAATAGATTCATTCAAGACTAGAGAGGTAGCTGATGATAAGAGATACTTTAAGATGTCAGAGTTGTTTGAGAAGACAGGAGACCAAGGAGTCATCCCTCCTATCCCTTCTTCATCAGTATCTTATGGTGGAGAGAAGATAGAACTAGACAAGAAGAGCGTGAAGTATCAGAGGTATCTTGAAAAGATTGGTAAAGAAAGAGGTAAGCTTTTAACTGACCTAATGAATTCTACTTTCTTTAAGAAACTACAGCCAGCAGAACAGGCTGAGGTATGGAAAGATGCAATTGATGACGGATATAAAATAGGTCAAGCTAAATACTTCAAGGATGAAATCCCTGAGAGTACTCTTACAGATGAATGGGAGATAGCATATCTTAATCCTGACATCACTAGAGCTACACTCGGTACTGCATTAAAGAGTATCGGTAAAGAAGTTAATAAAAGTGGAGCTGCTTCTTCAACTCAATGGAGAGATTATGAAAAGAAAAGATACCAACTAACACATGGTACTACTGTGAAGTTAGATCTAGGTATTAAAAAGATTCAAGCTAAGAATCCTGACATAACTAATACTGGATTACATAAACTTTTACAAGAAGAAGTCACCGCTGGTAGACTATCCTTGGAAGGAGCAGAGTATGTTTACGGTCAATTAGAGGAGATGTAGCTAATAACTAGCACAGCTTAATCCTTTCAGGGTATTAGCCGATTCGTATCAAATATGATACAATACCCACGTTAGAATGATACGCTTGCGAGAGGGGCTATAAACACTAGGTATTTTAAAACATTACTTTATAATGTCAAATATATGATAGTTGCAGACTACTTGGAGTACATTCCATTGAAATCTTTGGACCAAGGTAGTACAAAATATTGTACATCGTATACTTTCTTTGGATTGTTTCAAGAATTTATACAGCAGAAGTTTAAAAAGGATGTTGAGTTCGATTACGAAGATGCATTTAAAAGAATGGAGAAGTATCGAACAACACATTTAGATAAACGTGGTAATAGAATGTTACGTATTGAAACTTTCTTATCACTTGGACAGAAGTCTGGGTGGGCTGATACGAATGGAGATATATATAGGATAGTAGGTTGGAGAAGGATAGCTTCTCCTAAGCAGAGAGAAGTATTGTGTAGGGAGATGCAACATCATAGTCCGGCACTGATTGGTGTTAAGAGATTCTATGGTCATAGTTTAAATGATACCACTATCAAACCAGTGGACTACGAGAATATGAAAGAGAAGAAGGTAGGTCATGCTATGTGGCTCAGAGGATTTGATAAGGAGAAGGAACAGTACATACTACAGAATAGTTGGGGGAAAGGATACACACAATATATTCCTATGGAAGTCTTTGAAGACATAGGAAAGTATTGTTATTTTATTTACGATGTAATCAAAGAGAAATGATTGAACCAATGGAATATAACAAACTAGGCTACGACTATCTACAAAGAGTAGATGCAGGACTACTCCATCCGGGTGTAGATTTAAATTACGGCAACGGATGGGATGACCTTGGATTACCTATTAAAGCAATGACAGATGGAAGAGTTGTATTTGCAGGGGCTAATCAAGGGGGCTGGGGCAATCTTGTTGTTATACACCACGAGCTACATAATACTTGGACTCGTTACGGACATCTGGATACGATGCTTGTTTCTGTGGGAATGGATGTTAAAGAAGGTCAACAGATTGGTACATGTGGAGCAACAGGAGGAGACTGGAGTCCACACCTACACTTCGAAGTGATAATTAAAAAGCTTTCTTACTGGACACAGTACACTAGGAACTGGAGTGTTGCTAAGATTAAAACTTACTTCACTGATCCACTTAAGTACATAGAAGGTCATCAGTCACAGCCTATAGTAGAGTGGCACAAACATAATAAGATAATAGAGAAGTGGAGTAACCCACCAACAGCTGAAGAGATTAAATTAGGATGGACTATATATAAAGCAGTGAACGCTATTGTTAAAAAAGAGATTGACTTAACCACTTTGAATCTGATATAGTGGATTTGTATTTTGCCGTACAAATATGTTTATGCAAGAAGCCACCTGTAAAAGGGTGGTTTTTTGTTTCCAATAAATGACATTAATGTCTACCTACAGAAATAAAACATTTGCAATCTTTAATATAGTTTGCTATACTATAGGTACTTTTCATTTTGTTTTTGTTTAGTTTAGTTGCTAAAAACCCCCGGTCAGAAATGGCTAGGGGTTTTTGGTGTACTCTGTTATACTGGAATCTCGGTGTTGATTGACCAAAAAAGCCCCACTACGTCGAGGTAGGGGGCTTCGATGGTCGGTCTCTCAGGTCGAATGTCAATAAGTCAATTAAAGACGTACTGATTCTATCATACTCTTCACTGCAAGTCTACCCGCAGTTGTGACAACTCCCATTACTGTAGCAGTAGTGATGCTATTCATAGCAGCGTCACCTAGTACTAGCATCTGTTCTCCTACTGAGACTAGGAATACTGATAGGAAGGTGACAAGAGAACTCCATGCGTACCGATTGAACTTGTCGTTGAACGACTCAGAAAAATGTACCATATTAAACATTGTTAGTGGCCCACGATTGTCCGGTGATAGCTTTCCATGCAGTCGTGGTATTGATATTAAAAAAGTTTGCTATCTTTTCATACGTAGTTTCAGGCATAGTCTTACGAATCATCTTCATAATAGATACCTGTCTATTGGTAAGCTTAGCTCTACCGTTCTTCTCTCCTACTGGTCTGATAAATAACCCAGCTTCCATTGCGTGTTTAGTATTCATCTTATACGTTACCCATTCAAGGTTAGCCAGACAGTTGTCTGCTTTATCCCCATTGATATGGTTGATACAAGGACGTTTATGTTTGTTAAGTATAAACGCTTTACCTACTAAACGATGGACATACTTCTTTCTACTCAGTCCATTCTTTGACAGTGAGACTTGATAGTACCCAGTACCATTGTTCTGTGGTATCAGTCTTACTCCTGTCTTCACACTTCTCACGTTACCGAGGTCACTCACTTCATACAGTCCTTTATATTTCCGGACTGGTTTCCATGTTTCTTTCATAGGCTTTTAGGTTAACCAAATATCTTTTCTTTTACTAGTACTTGTAGAATTTCATAGAAGTCCTGCTTCGTCATGTATACATACTCTCCTTTCTGTTTAACTTTTTCAATGATGATGTTGTACTTATCATCTTGGGGCATAGCTGCCAGGACAGGTAAAGGATTCTTGTGTGTGTTATGACATTTACATTGTATATGGAATGGGAAGGTAGGATCCTCAAACGCTATGTCTACCTTAAGGTCATCAAGTCTTCTACTAGCGTAACGTGATGTGTCACATGGTAATCCCATCTCACGTAGTTCTTTCACCACCTGTCTCTCAAGGTTATGACCCTTGTTTCGATTTGTTTTTGCTAGTTTGCTTCTGTCCACTGGCATATATTCTGTGTATTACTGTAGATAAATTGTCACATAGTCTTTCTTCTGCGAAGTCTAGTTCTTTATAAGTAGCCTCTCTATCATGGGCTAGTCTGGATAACTCTGACACCATGACGTGCATGAGTTCATGTAGTACTAGTCTATCAAACCCTTCTGGATCTTTGTTAACGTGGTGGTACATCATCCCCTGGTAGTACTGTATGTACACAGAGTTGTATCCTTTGAGGGATTGTTCAGTTGTCACTGTCTTACCCATATCAGGGTCATCAGTACAATCCTCTATCTTATACTGGAACCCAGTAAGGTGTAACAGATTAGCAAAGTGTACTATTCTTTCACTTAATCTTTTCTCTAATTTCTCCCACTCTTTATTAGTAGGCATAACAAAATTTGTTTAAGTTCTCTTGTGTCAGTGGTTTACTACCTATATCCATAACTTTATCCCACCATGTTTTACTAGTGGCTTTAAAGAAGGTCTTAGGTAAGCCGTTCTTCAGTGTTATCCAAAGGAATAACAGTCTTGCTAACAGTGCATTGTCTTCTTTAAACGGTGCTACTAAGAGAAAGATACGGCATAGTTTAGCAGCTTTCAGTTGTGTTGTAGCATGTTCTCTAGCGTACATACACCATCCTGCTAAGGAGAAATCTACTAACTCCCAGGGGGGTAGTCCTTTCCGATCGCTGTTACGTGTCCCTACTTCTGCTCCTTGAGAAGCTAGTATCTCCCACGCTCTTGTTACAGAGATCTCAGTAAGGTCAGGCTTATCCATCAGATAAGAGAAAGCAAGTCTACTCTGTATATCATAGACTCTACTGTATCCATCTAACGCATTACTCTGTTCAACAAACTTCTTCACATACTCTTGATCTAGTTCAGTCATATTTTAGTGGTTGGTGGTTTACTAAAGAGTACCCATCCTATAAACATAAACAGAAAGAATACTCCAGTAGGTAATAAATTATTCATCTTCATCTTGGTCATCGTTATTATCTTCATCTCCTTGTTTATATTTAGGATCAGTCTCTCCATTAATATCAGGTGTCCATTCGTGTGCTGGTGGCTGGTCCTGCCATCTATGGTCAGTGGTAGCACCACAACCTAGGCATACTATGAAGCATAGTATTGTTCCTTCCTCTTCGTGTTCAATCCTATAAGGCCTAAGCATCATACTCCCACAAGTACAGGAGTAGGTTCTTACACCACGTAACAGGTCTGAACTAATCTCTCCGGGTTTAGTAGACATTTGTTCTAGTTATTGAAATAGGCTTTTTCTGTTTAGCTAAAGGACAGGTAGGATAAAGTTCACAATCAAAACATCTATGTCTACTTATTGGACCAGAATAGTTCTTACTCTGTTTTACTTTCTGGTACTGTTCTATATAAGCATTGATCTTCATCTCCCAATCGTCTAACACTTCTTTACTGTAGATATAGTATTGAGATCTGCACTTAGGCTTTCTCTTATCGACAGCAAAGAGGTGACACTCACACTCAATCCCATACTTGGCTCGTATAAGCTGTCTATAGTATGCTAACTGCATAGCGTACATCATAGGATCGAAGGTCAGTAGGTTAGCAGTAGTCTTAAGGTCCATGATTATCTTCTTATTCTTATCGAAGTAATCAAGTTTACCTTTACGTTTAACACCATCTATCTCCATAGCTACTACCTCTTGACATTTAGATGGAGTCATCTTAAGCTTCTTAACTAACGGTTGACGGAGGACTTCGTTTAGCATGGTCAATACTAAGTCGTAGTCCCCCGCTGTCAACTGTTGTCTCTCAGCCCCTTTTTTTCTTCTCGTAACCACTTCAAATTTCTGCTCGAATTTGTCAGCTCCTTCAGTAATTAATGTATCTAATGCTCTCCCTATTAAGAAGTAAGGCTTATCCTCAAACACAACTTTCTTGGTAACATGTTTCATCTTGAACTTATGCTGACACTCAGCAAAGTCTTTCAGCATAGAGTTACTCAAGTATTCCTTGTCACCGTAGTAAGCTTCGTCTGTTTCAAATGTTACTTCTTTAGTAGGCATATTAAGAAAATTTAGGTAATAGTGCTAGGTATTGTTTCACGTCTGCTAATGCTCGTAGTGTCCCTAGTTCTGAATCATTGTAAACATCAACAGTAGACTCTTTAATACCTGGACCTTCTGCTTGTCTCACTATAACAACACCGTTGTTAACTACCTCTACCTTTAGAGAGAATACTCTTACCTCTGGCTTAGGTGTTGCCTTCTCTGCTTCTCCACCCTTAGCTACCGGTGGGGTAACAGCTGGTGGTTCTTGTCCTCCTTTATCCTCTACCACAGGAGGTGTGGTTGTTTTCTCTTCTTCCATGTTTTAAATGGTTATGAAATAGTTATTTACGTGTATATCCTATTAGCATCTGTAGAGTTTGTAGCCTGCGTGCTACTGTTAGGATGTCTGGTAGGAGTTCTTTACATGTTTCGATTATTGTAGTGGTCAATGCATCGTCATCACCGTTCACTTGTTTCTCAAGCTCTTGTAAGATAGTGAACACTATGTATACAGGTAGATCTCCTGCCTCATCTAATCCTTCCTTAATATTATCCTTCTTCACCCAGTCACCTTTATACTTCTTATTCCCTACTTCTATTCTCTTAGTAATAAGGTCTTGGAACTTATAGAACATTTGATCCCTTGATCCCTGTAACAGATCTGTCTCTGCTGACCCAAGGCTTTCGTGTGCATATTCAAGGTAGTCTAGTACCTCAAATATGATGTCGTGTGTTGTATACTTAGTGATACTCTTAGGCTCAGGTAATTCGTACATACCTATATCTTCTTCCATGGTTTTTAAATTAATAAATATTTTGTTGTTCTTGTATAGCTGCTACCTTTTGAGAGTCCAGCTTAGGTTTTCTTATCCTATTATCAGTAGAGAACAGTCCAGTATTAGTATCGAAGTAGAGATCAAACGAACCTAGCTGTCCGTATCTATTCTTAAGCACATCTACTATAGCTGTATGTGGATTATTCTCTGGAGCCTGTAGTTCAAGCTCTTTATCTCTCTTCAATCTCATAACAAACCCTGCTGTTGCTGCTATATCACCACTACCTTTAGTCTTAATGACTAGCCCCTCTCCTTTAGCGGAATCATCAGGGGTCTGTGACAATGCTACCACTGTGAGATCGTGATCTATTGCTATCCTCTGTAGATCTCCAGTGATATTAGTAAGCTTTGTGTAGTTATCTCCTTGCCCTTTAAGGTTCTGAATATAATCTACAAACACAACTTCAGGGTGATACCCTCTCATACGTAACATGTTTAGTCTAAGCGACATATCCTCTGTTGTGATACAGTCATCAAAGGCAAACAAGTTTGTCTCAGCCAATCTTTCAAAGGTCGTAATCACCTGTTCAGATTCATAGTTCTCAGCTAAGGTATACATATCTTCTCCACAAGATTGTGCTATGACTTTAGAAACTATCTCCTTATAAGTCATCTCAGCTGAGAAGAATACAATACAAGTCTTAGGGGCGGAGGATATCAACTTTTCCACCAGCATAGTTGCAAAGCTTGTCTTACCCATAGAGGTGTACGCTACAACTACCCAGTAGTGTCCTCTACGATAACCCTTGATAAGCTTATCTATGCCGGGGATGCCGGCTGGTATCCCCCATCCCTCCTTCGCTACTCTTTCCCAATCTAATAACACTTCACTCAAGATCCCTTTTATATGACCATCCTGTTTAACTTTCCTTCGTAGTAACTTTGAGAATCCTGAGACAGTTGCTTTCATCACTGCCTCAACATCCTCTTGTCCCTTTTCTAATTGCTCTGTTACAGAAGCGGTCAAGTTGGAGACCTCTCTCCTTAACTTCTTTTCTTTAATAATGTTCGCATGTTCCATGATATGAGAAGCTGATACTTCTTCCATAGCAACGTGGGCCAAGTAAGATGCTGTGACTTCTTTGATCTTACCCATAGAGGTAAGCTCTTCTGATACAGTCACAAGGTCCACCTTAGTACCCTTACTATACAATGACTTAATTGCTTTAAAGATGTTCTGATGTACAGAGGAATAGAATTCTTCCACTCCTATTACATCACTCACCTCAGCAAGTCTGTCCGGCTCTAATATCAAGGAACATAAGACTGCTCTTTCTGCTTGATCGTTATGCTGTTCTTCCATTATTTAATTTTAGGTAAAAGATTAGAGTTATCCTCTTGCTTATCTTTCCTAAATCCCTCCAATGGAGTGTCTACAAAACGTGTCAACGCAGTCTTTAAAAATGACTCAAGCATATAACCGGAGGCAGTCCACCAGTATAGCTTAGGCCTCTCACACACAGCACCGTACTTAATAATAGCTTTAACAATCACATCAACCTCTTTGTAATCCAGTAGTGCAAAGTGTATAGCACCCTGCATTTTCCTAGTACAAACAGAATGTTTGACAGGAGCATAAGCGTTCCAAGTGTCAAAGATTATCTTGATTTGATCGTCAATAAGAACCATTATTAAATTAGGTTATTAGTTCGTAATTTCCACCGTCAATCTTGTTATAGGTCTCTCCCTTCTTACTTAGGGTAGGTGCAATGCTTACTTTAAACCTATTACCTACCAACTCAGCTGTACTCCATGGCCCCATAGGATCCTTACCCATTGCTTCTAGTAATAAGAACAAGAAAGATTTCTTTTCTCCTCCACTTCTTACATTAGAAATCCAATGCAGGATTTTTACCTCTTTCTCTTCATGCATCACTGTGAACTCCAACTGGAGCTGGATCTTCTTATCCTGGAAAGGCTCTATCCCCTTCTCTGCACACTCTGTTACATACTTATCCCAGAAATTCCATGGGATCATCCCTGCTGCTGTGATCTCAGCTTCATAATAGTTCTTTGGTAGAACTATATTCTTACTCTCGACTGCACCAAATTCGCCTGGCACTGGCTCTACCGGATCAAACGGTAAATCAACTTCTTCACTCATAAAAATGGGTGTTATGAAATATTATATATGAAATGTCAACTGTATATTCTTGACTGAGGTGGAAGGGAGTAGTAGATTAGTTCTCCACTCCGGTGGTATTAAGTATGGTATCATACTGTGTAGTTATTAGGCTTTCTATACTTCTATGATACCATACTCAGCTTATCTGTTAAAACATTAAGGTTTGACAGGAAGATTTTTATTGATTAATTCCTAGTTTTCTGTCATTACATCTATTATACGCAGTGTTCACGTTAGCAAGCCATGTAACAGCATTGTCACTACCAGTGTAGGTATTTGCTACGCTTAGATTAGGGTACACACCGTACTTAGTAGACCATAGTAGCTTGAAAGCATCGAAGCTTTCCTCGTTACGAGAGAAGGATTGTAAATATCTTTTACCTTCTGAGTTCCATGCCATCAGGCCGAAACAGTTATTGTTAGTCAAACCAGCACCAGCTTGACAGTAACTTGTCTCTGCTACTGCTACTGCATCAGCTAGGCAATCTAAATCATAGGTAGGTTCTTGCGCTACGGGGTCTAACAGGACAGCAGCTGACACAGGTGAGTCTTCCTGTGGTTCTTGTACTACCTCCTCTGTAAGAGGCTCTGACACAGGGATTTCTTCAAAGTCTTGTAGGTCTTGGAAGGATTCTATTTCTTCCTGTACACACTCAGTATACATAACTCCTACCAGCCTATAAGCTTCCTCTTTAGGGATCTTATCTGCTAATGCGACGATCTTTTCATAGGCTAATCGTCTTTCAAGTGTACACCTTTCGAACTCAAGCTCTTGGATCTTAACTGATAGAGCTTTGTGATCCTCTCCCATAGTAAAGAGAGGTGTTGGATCTTCTTCTGTTGCTGGTAGTAATGCAACGAGGAGGAAACCCAGTACCAGTGCAGCTACAAATATAGCAGCATGGTGTTTTAGTTTAAGCATATTCATAGGAATGGGGTTAAATATGTAATGCTTAGTAGTATTGTAACATGGTAATGATTAGGTGTCAAGCTTATCTCTGATCTCTTGTATTATCTTCAGGATCTTTTCATGGTTCCTTGCTATCACATCTCCTCCGTTCACCTCGAACACTTCCTTTATCTGGAATTCAGTAGCCCCCTTCATACAGTAGATGGTGAACTCTATCAACATCAGGTCGTATGTAGTGCCGGGCATTATCTGACCTGGTATAGCTAGGACACTGTCAACCTCTACGTTAAGGTCTATTGTAGTTTCAATGTCTTGTCTTACTCCGTATAGGGTCATCCTTATAAAGTTATGATATAAAATTGATTCTCAATTTTCTATTTGCACCTCAGAAAGCTACGCTTTCCTAGGCTAAGTGTTAAGTAGTTCTGGGTTTTCGTATATGTTTCCTATTACTTCTGATTCAAATTCCACATCAGGCCTTTCAATTCCGTTGTTTTGCATGACAAATCCTGCAACTTTGTCGTGCCACTCAATTAGATAGACTTTACCTGACCACCTAACTACATCCCCCTCGTATATCTCTTTCCCGTTCTTGTCCTTGAGTCCTGTGTATTGCATAAGCTTTATTTGTTGTTGAAAATATGGGTTCTCTAAAACATCTCCATCTTCTAATCTTTGGTTGTCCGACTTAAACAACACCCAGTCGTTACTTTCTGTTCCACTTCGTATAAACTCTACACCTTCGTGCATAATCTTATTACCTTCATCCCAAGCTCTAAATTTTATTTCTCTGTTCATTTTTTAGATTTAAGTTATAGTTTCTTGTTGTTTCTTTCCCACACACACAACATATTCCCCCCTCGTATAAATAACCTTCCCCATCTACTAATACTTGAGGGATATAAGTACAGTAGTGATCGTTTACACCTCCACAGGTTATAAGTTCACTCATGCTTTCTTGTTTAAATAATATTGTATTGCTTCTTCTCCATACTTTAGAAGCTCCTCCCCATCGAGATCACAGATCCAATTCTCAAACGAGTCAGACATGTAATCATCTGTTCCTGCATAGGTGTCTGCGTGTATCATTCCTAGATAGTTTTCAAATAAGTTTTTCATTTTAGTTACTTATAAAATATTATAATTTACTATGCTTTGTACGTTACCCCACATTCATAACAACCCAGTCCGTATACTGCTTTGTCATGCTCTATAGTTACCGGCATGTCTTCTAACAGCTCACCACATATAGGGCAACGAGTAGGGATAGTATTGTTTGGTAGGTTTTGCATAGTTATAAATTAAACAGGCATAGGTAAACCAAGGAAATTAAATTCTTCATTGGTCGCATACCCAGCGTTCATTGTTTCAGTACCATAATAAGCTGGTTGCTTATCTAGGTTTAAATAATCTCTCTTTTTCTTATCATAGATCCCACTATAGATCTTGTCATGACCCCCTTTAGGCCATATACCACAGAATCTTTTGTAATTGTATTTGTACTCCTCTTCTGTCATTTCACCACGCTCCACTAGTTTCCTTAACTCTGCAATGTATGTAGAGTTTTCTGGTGTGGGCTTTTCAGTCCCTTGAACGATAGAATCTTTCATGTTTAGGCTTTAGGAAGTAATGAGTTAATGAAATTGATTCTCAATTTCATCTGAACCCGAGATGAGATCTCAGGCATTGAAGATTTGTATACACACTATACCATTTTAAAAAG